AGATTCGATGTACATCGTATATCATCTAATGTGTTTCAGTTTACTATCTACTATGATTCTATGGTAGTATTCACACAAATAATTAATCTTAACAAGCCGAACCCATGAAAAAACATTATAAAAAACATACACCTAAATACCGTAGTAGAGGCGATAAGCCCAGGAGAAAAAATTATTATGTCGTATCCAGAGGCGGTATCAGACTATAGTAAAATTGTCAAGCTCCAGACTGGGCATCTCGTATTTATGCTTTATGACCCTCACACCGGTAATGTTCGTTACATTCTTCTAAATTAGTTCTTGATTTTGTAATACATTTGTTGTACTTTTGTAGACACACTAACTAAATGTATACTTATGAAAAAGTTTTTAGAATTTGATCGTGGTCGTAAAGACCATACAATAACTTGTCGTGTACAATATGAACTCCTTGAGAAGATCGAAGAACTATCGGATAATAATGTATCTCAGTATGTCAGAGAACTTTTGATAATGCATATTCGTGACCATATGGATCAATAATGCAATGTCCTACACCGATCTCCATCGTCGACAAGTCATCCGACAACCCCAAAAAACTCGCTTCAAAACGTATTTCAGTCCCTTGCGGAAGGTGCGGTATTTGCAAGAAAAACCGTCGTGCGCAATGGACTTTCAGGCTAAGAGAGGAACTCAAGGACTCATATAATTGTCATTTTATAACTTTAACTTATGCCGAGGAAAATCTTTCCTATAATTTCGAAACTGGTGAAATCTCCCTCCAAAAAAAGCACTTACAAGACTTCATCAAAAGACTCAGGGAAAAAGAATATCGTAGAACTGGACATAGAGGCATACGTTACTATGCGATTGGAGAATACGGTTCAAAAACTCAACGTCCGCATTTTCATGCTCTTCTGTATAACTGCTCTCAACACTCTCTTAACCACCTTCGCGAAATCTGGAAATACGGACACACTCATGTTGGAACTGTTACAGCTGCTTCAATACATTATGTTACTAAGTATCATGTAAACAGAAATTCTTACCAGGATAATCCTGACGATCGAGAACCTGAGTTTGCTATTATGTCCCAGGGACTTGGTAAAGGATATATTGCCAGGAACAAAAAATATCACCAGGAGACGGGAAACACCTTTGTCTTCATGGACGGTTATAGAATTAATATGCCCCGCTACTACCGAGAAAAGATATTTGACCCAGAATTACTTAAATTATATTCTCAACGTAACCTTGACAATTCTGAAAAAGCACTTCATCTTGAAGCACAACGACTTTTTGAACTTGGATATGAACAGCCTTATCGAGAAATCTGGCTCAGATCTATCAAAAAAGCAAAAAAAATCAAATCGAAATCACAAGAAAAAGACATACTCTAATGGAAAATACTGAAACATTATCTTATGAAGTTTTAATGAAAAAATTTCAATTCCACTCAAACAGTATTCACTTTCATGCCGAATTAGCGAAACGAGTCGGCGATCTTATCAGAGACGAGTACAGCGAACAGGCTCGTGAATCTGGTTACTTCACTGAAGACTTCTTCAGTGAAGAAAAAACTAAAGCGGATTCGAAACAAGACGGCTTTGCCGTCGGTGAAGAACCGCAGGCAAGCGAAAGCGCGGCAGCTCTGCACTAATATCTACTTGATATATTAGTGCTAGCTGACACAACTCAGCTACAAACACTCAAAAAACACTCAAAACAATGGACCAAAATAAAATCTTTGAAGGCACTGCTCAAGACAAAATCCGTAAATCTGCTTTCGACCTATCTCATACTCGCGCCCTCTCCGGAGTCATGGGAGAACTTATTCCGACCTGCGTCATGGAATGTATACCCGGAGACGAATTCAACATCCAACAAGAAAACTTCGTGCGACTTGCGCCAATGCTTGCTCCGGTAATGCATATGATTAATATTACGACTCATTTCTTCTTCGTCCCTAATCGTATAGTCTGGGATGAATGGGAGGACTTCATAACCGGCGGAGCTGATGGAACATCTGAACCTTTGATTCCGAGCATACCTGCTGATGATGCTGTTAATTTATCTGCAGACCCTGAAAGAAAGCTAGGAGATTATTTAGGATTACCTTCTGTTACTAATGCATCATCTACATTTGATGTTCAGACCTTGCCTTTTCGCGCCTATCAAAAAATTTATAATGAGTACTACAGAGATCAAACTCTTAATGATGAAGTTGATTTAACTGTATTGGCTGAAATTCTTAAGATCCGAAAATCTTCTTGGCAAAAAGATTATTTTACTTCCGCCCTCCCTTTTCTTCAGAGAGGTCCCGAAATAGGTGTACCGATCGAAATAGAGTACAAGGATGTATCCGAATGGGTGCGATCGGACACAGACGATGACTATCCTACTCTTTCATTTGCTGAAACAACCAACCCCGCACAAATATTTGACGATGGTACAATTTCAAAATTCCGTACACCTGATGGTGCTGGCGGCTGGATAGAAGCACGTATCGAAAATATTACATCAGCTCTTGATTTCACTATTAACGAACTTCGTACATCTTCTGCCTTACAGCGCTTCCTTGAGAAGCAAGCAACGGGAGGTTATCGTTACACTGAAACTCTTCGCTCTCATTTCAACACTACCGCAGGAGATGCTAGACTCGACCGTCCCGAGTACATCGGCGGTGGAAAGAATCCTGTTGTTATAACTGAGGTCCTATCTAATACGGAGACACTTGATAGTTCAGATAACATTGCTAATCCGGTCGGAGAATTGTTTGGTCATGGTGTATCATCCGGCTCAACTATATCTGCAAATTACAAAGTAGAGGAACATGGGTACATTCTTGGAATCACTCGAGTACTTCCTGAAACAATGTATTTTCAAGGGATCCCCAAACATTTTCTTTACGATGACAAGTACGATTACGCTTGGCCCGTTCTCGCAAATTTGGGTGAACAACCTGTCCTTAATGCTGAAATCTTCTATGATCCGACCGATGAGGCGTATAATAACGCGACTTTTGGATATCAGCAAAGGTACGCTCAGTATAAGTTTTGTCCGTCAACGGTACATGGCGACTTTCGCGATTCCCTTAAATACTGGCATATGGCACGTGACTTTTCATCACAACCCGCTCTTAATGGAACCTTTGTAGAGGCTGATCCAACTACCCGCATATTCAATGTAGAAGATGAAGACCATATCTGGGTTCAGATACTCAATAAAGTAAAAGCCTTACGACCACTCCCATATTTCTCTAACCCTCAACTACGCTAATACAATGAAATACCGTTCAAAAATATATGCAGAAAAAAATCCTTCCCCTGGTGAAGTTAATAATGAACCTTCAATGACAATAGAAGGAGAACATAAAGAAATGAAAGACATTCTTAATTATGCTATTCAAGGCATGGATGTTCCGAAAACTGATGTTCAATACTTCCGTCCGGAACAGATAACCGAAATCAATTCCCTCTTTCGAAAATCCCTTGATCTTACAGATTTAGATGCTCTTAGAGAAAAAACAAAGGTACTCACTGATGAAGTAACTGAAGCGTACAACAGAAAAAAACAACTTCAAAAACAACAACTTGTTGACGAAAAAAAACAGCAAGAAAATGAAAACGAATCCAACGTATCGTCAGATACTAAAAAAGAGGAATAATTATGCCACTACCACTCGTCGGTGCAGCCGCAAGTCTTGCTGCAGCAGGAATAGGCGCATGGCAGCGTTCACGTAATGTCAAGAGAACCAACGAGGCTAATATGGATCTCGCTCAATTTCAATATGAAAAGGATTTAGAGATGTGGCATCGGCAGAACAAATACAACAGCCCTGCAGCTCAAATGCAACGCTTCGAAGAAGCAGGCCTTAATAAGCACATGATATATGGACAGGGTACGCCGGGCAATGCTACTAATATGCCTTCATTTAATCGTCCGCAAATAGATCATAGAGGAACACAAAATATAGCCGGCCAAACTCTTTCTTCTGTGCTTTCAACATCTGGAAAGCTGCTTTCACTTCAGCGGCAAAAAGAGGATGTAGAACAGGCACAAGTTCAAACATGGGTTGACGAAAATCTCGCGGAATATCGAGTTGATCAAGGAAAATCCGAATCTTATAGATCTGAACAAGCATTTCAAACTGAATTCTGGCGTGCTAAATATACAATGTGGAATTCCCGCATTGAGGAGATCAAAGCCAAGTTTTGGAAACAGGGTATATCTCCTTCTGATGCTACATTTTTGAGGATTGGATTTCAGGCTTTAGAGTCTATTGATGCTAATGTTCCTAAATGGATTAAGGATTTATTTTCAGATCTACCACACGCACTGAAAAAAGCTATTTTCTCAGGTAAATACTCTACTTATAACTAAATAAAAATGATTAAACGACTTATAAATCGTCTTATTGATAGACTCATACCTAAACTACTTGATGAATTTCTTAATTTTAGATTCGATGTACATCGTATATCATCTAATGTGTTTCAGTTTACTATCTACTATGATTCTATGGTAGTATTCACACAAATAATTAATCTTAACAAGCCGAACCCATGAAAAAACATTATAAAAAACA